ATAGAAAGGAGCCAGCCTCCGGCCGGGGCAAGGGTATACCGGGCTTCTGAGAAAATGGAAAATTTGATTATAGATTGCTTCGCCGGAGGAGGTGGAGCGAGCGTAGGAATAGAAATGGCACTTGGAAGACAAGTAGATATTGCAATCAATCACGATCCGGATGCAATTTTGATGCACAAGACAAACCATCCGAAAACATTGCATCTCACAGAAGATATCTTCAAGGTAGATTTGAAGAAATATGTGAAAGGAAAGCGAGTTGCTTTAATGTGGGCGAGTCCTGATTGCACCAGCCACAGTAAGGCAAAAGGTGGGAAGCCGAGGGAAAAAGGACTTCGGATTTTGCCTTGGGCGGTATACAAACACGCAAAAGCAATTCTTCCTGATGTGATTATCATGGAAAACGTGGAAGAAATCCAACAGTGGGGGCCTTTGGATGAAAACGGGCATCCGATTAAGGAGCGGCGTGGGGAAGATTATAAGAAGTTCATTGCGGCAATGAAGAGTCTCGGGTATATATTCGACTGCCGGGAGCTTATTGCGGCAGACTATGGCGCGCCAACTACAAGAAAGCGCTGGTATGCAATATTTCGAAGAGACAGAAAAGACATCGTGTGGCCAGAAAAGACGAATTTTAAATCCAGAGATCCGAAATGGCAGGAATGTGGGGCATATATCGATTGGTCTGATTTAGGGAAAACGATATTTGATAGACCAAAACCGTTGGCAGATGCAACGATGAAAAGGATTGCAAATGGAATCAGAAAATATGTAATAGACAATCCATCTCCCTATATCGTGAGAAATAAAGATGCTGTTGCATTTATGATTCAGTACCACGGAGAAACAAAAATTGGAGAATCAAGAGGACAGTTGCTGACAGAACCAATTAAAACAATCGACACATCAAACAGGTACGGCCTGGTGACAGCTTTTGTTACAAAATTTTATAAAAGTGGAATCGGACAGGGATGCAACGAACCTTTACACACAATCACAACATCACCTGGACATTTTGGATTGATATCTGCGTTTTTAATTAAGTATTACGGAACTGGCGGAGGGCAAGAACTTTCAAATCCGCTTGCAACGATTACTACGAAAGATCGTTTCGGACTGGTAAATGTGATTCTGGATATCAAAGGCGAAAAGTATGTCCTGAAGGATATTTTTTTGAGAATGTTAAAACCGGAAGAGCTTAAATTAATGCAGGGATTTCCGGAGGATTACATTATTGACAGGGATTACAAATACAGGAGATATCCGATCGTAAAACAAGTGGCTAGAATCGGAAACAGTGTAGTGCCAATTATGGCGCAGAAACTGGTAGAAGTAAACTGCCCGTATTTAAAAATCGGGAATAGGGTGCCGAACATAGAAATATATGAGGATGAGCAGCAAATTAGGTTTGCGTAGTAGGAGGAATGACTAATGGCAAAAACAGAAGAAACATGGATGGATGGGATCACCACAGAAATGATGGAGCATATATGCGACGACCTGTGCAAGTATCCAGATCAGCTAAGTGGAATGGAACTGGAAGATAAATGCGCAGAATGCAAGATGGGACGGTTTGTGTGCGATATTTTGAACCAGTATAACAAGTGTGCGAAGTTGCTGGAGCAGATGCATGAGTTGAAAGAGCGGGATACGGCGAAGAAGCCGAAAAAATACGGAGTGACAGACAGCCAAGGTGTATTCCATCCATTGGTTGGAGTTGATGGAGTACCGTATGACTCATGCCCGAATTGTGATAGTAATTTATGTACAACTGGTATGTTCGGAAGAAGCAAAGAAAGAATGAAGTATTGTGAGAAGTGCGGCCAGAGATTAGATTGGAGTGAGTAACATGGAAGAATTGAAGAAATGTCCATTTTGTGGTTCCAACAGAGGGTATTACCAGATTGAAAGAGTACATAGAGCTTTATTGTTTAATTTTGACGGTGAACCGATCGGAGGAACAGAAGATGTTACAGATTATGCAGGACGCAGGAAACAGTGTATCGATTGTGGCAAGACACTCCCGAGGAAACTGTTTGAGGAAGTGATGGAAAAGTAAATTATTTTTCCAAATTTCAGAAGAGCATTTGGAAAAATATTTTGAACTGTTGGAGGTGGAGTGATGAAAAAAGAGTGCATTAAATGCAAATATTATAAAAACTACTATAAATCAACAGAATGTTATTGCAAAAAAGGTTATTGTGTTATGGATAAGAGAAACAGGAGACGAAATAAATGAATGTACTAGAGAAGATCTTGGAAGAAAAAGAAATTGTAGCGATCAAAGAACTAATAGAAGAAAATGAAAAATGCTTTAATCAATGTGAGGGTGCTTGTTGTAGCGTGGAAAGCGGTATATGCAATTGTGATGATGGCGTGATAGTGCAAGCAATTCATAAAATGAAGAAGTATTTAGAGTTGGCTAATGACAAAAATGTCCCTAGTAAAAACGGTTGGATTCCGGTAAGTGAGAAATTGCCGGAAGAATCAGATTATTATATGGCTTGCATCTACAATGATGAAGCAGACGATTATGATTTCAGAAAAACATGGTTCGCTCACGCAGATGACTATGACATGGATGAATCAGAGTGGCGAGAACTGTATGATTTTGAAAGAGTAATCGCATGGCAGCCACTACCAGAACCATACAAGGAGGGATAACATGGACATTTTAATCACAATCGCATTCTTAGCCCTTTACTACATATTGGGGCTTGGAACTGTGATTACTTTAAAGACAGGATTGGAAGAGGATGTGGAGCTGGAGCATGAGGATTATTTAGCAGCGGCATGCTTCCCGATACTGTTGTTTGTGATTTTTTTTAGATTGGATTGTGCGGAAGATAGTGAGGTAAGAAAATATGAAAAAATTTAATTGGGATGAATTTAAAAATAAAGACAATAGGATTGCGGTGCATTGTAAGACTGAGGAAGAAGCAAAAGATTTCTGCAGGCAGATGCACGAACAAGGGATGAAATGGTGCACAGGCAAAAGCTATATGGAAAAGACGAATTATGAAGAGTACAAAGGAGAAATGTGCTATACAGGATCCGGAATGTTCTCATCGTATCGGTACTGCAATAGCGAAGGATACGAAATCTTAGAATGGAGTGATTACATGCAGAAAGAATTTACTAAAGCAGATCTGAAAGATGGGATGGTAGTGAAACATCGAAATGGTGACAAGAAAATGGTGATAAGCGAAGCATTAATCGGAGAAGATGGATATTCGGATCGAAACTGCTTTCGAGAAGATTTGACATACAGATATTTTAAAGATCTCGATATTGTTGGTGTCTACGCAATCCAAGAATATAACAACTTTGCAGATATGCTTTCGGACTATAATTTAGAACTCATCTGGGAGCGCAAAGAACCAAAGAAAATGACCGTGGAGGAAATGCGGAAGAAGTTGGAAGAGTTGACTGGGGAGCAGATTGAGGTGACGGCATGACCAGAGAAACCATGAAGCGCAGAAGGGAGACAGCAGACACTGTGAGAAAGATAGAAGCACACAAGATGGCAACGAGAAAGCCCTGTGAGACAGCTTTAAAGCAAAAGGGGCATAAAGCCTTTACCTGTGACTTTAAAGGCGGCGAGAGGGCGAATAAGGACGCTGTGGACTACATAGCAGAAAAATACAACATAAAAGAGCGGATCCCGGGAGGTGATTGAATTGGACAAGAACATAATCTATGAGTACATGGATGCAAAAGCACTTGTGAAAGAGACAGAGGAAGATATCAGACGGCACAGAAGAAAGTCAATCGTACAGGATAAAGTGACAGGCAGCAATCCAGAGTTTCCGTACCAACCGCAGAGCTTTAATATCTCTGGATGTGTAGAGAGTGCAGTGAACATAGACGAAGAGGAACGGTTGTTGGAAGAACGAAAGCTGAACGCAAAGCGGATTAAAGTAAAAGCAGAGCGAGTAATCAATAAAGCTCCGGTAAGGATGCAGCGGATTATCCGGTTCAAGGTGATGCAAGGAATGACGTGGGATGAAGTGGCTGCGAAGATGAAAGGGAATTGCACAGGAGATAGTGCAAGAATGGAATTTCAGAGGTGGATGAAAGAAAAATAAAAGTTTGTTCGTTTTGTTCACATTGTTCGTTTTAAGTAGTCTATAGTATAACATGGAGTTAGAAGAAAGACTCCAAAAGCTTTCCAAACAACATTCGGAACACCGCCGGACTTTCACCCTTTCTCGTCTGGCGGTGTTTTCATGCGGAGTATAGCATCAATGGTAGATGCGCAGGGTCGCGCCCTGTGTCCTTGGTTCGATTCCAAGTGCTCCGCTTTGTGATGTAAGATGCAGGCTGCACAGCTGAGGTCTGTTCTGGGAGTGCACACCGGACTTACATCACAAATGGTACCAAAACGCAGATATCCGCAGATCTGCAAAACAAACAAAAATAGATTCAGCGATCTATATTTAGTGTCAGTGCCCGAGTGCGGATAGGGTAAAAGGATGTCAATAAAAGGCATCCTACGGGTGTATAGCTCAGTTGGTAGAGCGATCGGCTGTTAACCGATGTGTCGCAGGTTCGAATCCTGCTATACCCGTTGTGGACTACTGCAAGGTTCCTCCTTTTTTCTTACAAATTTTGATTGTGTATTTGGTTATTTTGGTTTTTGTTGGCGTTATTAATTCTTTCAGCAGTAGTCCTACATTCTTGGCATCCAGAGATGGGTGCTTTTATTATGCACTAAAGGAGTAAAGCATGGGTATTATCAAAAGAATGCTATGTAAGCATGACAAGACAGAATATGTCCGTACAGATCTTGTAAGACAGAATGATGGCAGCTTTATCACGGAGCATACGTGGAGATGCAAAGACTGTGGAAAACTGATCGAAGGGAGGAAGCATGGGAAAGTTTTACGAAAGCCGAAAGTGGAAAAAGAAAAGAGAACATATCCTAAGACGTGACGCATACCAGTGCCAAGAGTCTAAGAGGTACGGCAAGTATGCAGAAGCTACGACAGTACACCATATCTATCCTCTGGAAGAGTATCCGGAGCTTGCATTTGTGGACTGGAATCTCATCAGCATGTCGGCAGCACAACATGACAGGATGCACGACAGAAAGACAGACAAGGTAACGAACGCTGGATTGTACTGGCAGAGGAAAAGAAGAAGGGAGTTTGAAGCATGGAAGAAATCAAGATGTATAAAATCCGATGGGAAGGACAAGTAAGTGACTACGAGCGTGGAGTGCTGAACGTAATCGAGGATATTGTTAAGACATGCATGGAGTGTTGCGAAGGAGATATATATACCAGCTACAGTGTAAGCGGTGAACCTGTATCCAAAAAAGTGTGGGTAAACATAGTTACACTTGGCAAGGAAAGGGCAGGCGGAATGGCAGAATGGCTTAAAGATAGAGCCGGAATGGAAATGGAAATCAAAGAGATCCAGGTATCCCCCCCTCCCTTTTGAGAATTAAAAATATCTCAGGAGAATCGGGAGAGAGGACTCTTTCCAATAGCGCGGGATTCTGAAAATAAATTTTCCGGCAGATAAGGAGGTGAGAATAGATGGCAAGATATATACCACAGAAGCAAACAATCATCGACAGAACAGTCAGATACATGAAAGAGCTCGGAACCTACAAAGTGCAGTATAAACAGGTGATTGAGATCTATGCAGATATGATTTACCAGTACAATGTGCTGAGCAAACAGTTCGAAGAGTCTGGATACGAAGTGATTCTGGACACGGAGAAAAGTGGGGGTAAAAAAAGCCCTATTCTCGTGAGTCTCGAAAATCTCCGGAAGGACATCGGGACGTATTCTGACAGACTGATGCTAAATGCAAAAACGTACAATGCGGAGATTGAACAGCCGAAAAAAGAGAAATCTGCATTTGCATTATTACTGGAAAAACAGCAGGGGAAGTAAATGGACTTATCCCATATTAACAGCCCGCATTTCGATACGGCTGTGCGTTATGCGGAGGATATCGTAAGTAAAAAAGTCTTGGTGAACATAGATAGAGTGCTTGCGTGTAAGAGATTTCTGACAGATTTAGAACGTGATGATTTAGATTTTCGCAGTGATCAATTTGATTTTGTGATCGATCTGATTGAGGGAACTATCCACCACGTACAAGGTGAGGACAAGAATGGAGTCAGTTTTAAAGGCACTCCAATGTTATTGACGGACTGGCAGAAGTTTGTATGTGTAAATTTGTTTGGATTTTTCCGAAAAGGAACAGATATTAGGCGTTTTAACGAAGCGCTTATTTTTTTACCAAGAAAACAGGGGAAAACATCTTTCAGTGCTGCACTTGCAGAAGCAAAAAGCGTTCTAGACAGAGGATCTGGAGCAAAGACGTACATTGTTGCGAACTCTGTAAAGCAGACCATGGAAAGCTTTGGATTTTTGGTGGATAACGTCGAGACATTACGTGGAGATGTGAATAAGTTAAGAATCCGAAACAATAACCAAGAGCATTCCATTAGTATTGATTTCGGAGATGGTACCGCAGAAATGTATGCGATTGCCAACCAAGAGGACAAATTGGACTCTCTGAACTGTAACTGCCTGATTCTTGACGAGCTGCATTCCTGGAAGAGAGCAGCGGCAAAGAAATATATATTAATGAAAAATGCTATGAAAGCGTATCGGAACAAGCTTTTGATTGGTATTTCTACGGCTGGTGATATTCCAGATGGTTTTTTAGCAAATAGGTTAAATACGTTACATGGAGTTTTGGATGGAACAAATACAGAAAAGGCGTATGACTCCTATTTTATTTTTATTTGCAAAGCAGATCAGGACAAAGAAGGCAATGTTTTAAACAGCAAAGGCGAGATCACGACATTGGATGATCCGGAAGTATTGCAGATGTGCACGCCGTCAATCGGAGTTACTGTTACAATAGAAGACCTTATGGATGATGCAGCGCAGGCAATGAATGAGCCGCAGCTGAGAGCAGAGTATTTAAACAAAACACTGAACATCTTTACGAATGCTTTAAATGCTTACTTTGATATCAACGAATTCAGATCATCTGACGATGAATATAACTGGTCGTTGGAAGAGCTGGCAAAACTGCCGATCACATGGTATGGCGGTGCCGATTTATCAAAACTTCACGATCTAACAGCCGGCGCAATCTACGGAACATACAAAGATGTCGACATCTGCATCACACACGCATTTTTCCCGAGGGCAGCGGCAATTAAAAAAGGCGATGAAGACGGTATCCCACTATTTGGATGGGAAGAAGACGGATGGTTGACGATGAGTAATACAGCTACAGTGCTCCCAGATGACATTGTGAATTGGTTCATCTCCATGAAAAAGATGGGATTCAAAATAAAAATTGTTGGATTCGACAAGAAATTCGGACGAGAGTTTTTCTTAAAAATGAAAAAATCTGGATTTAAGATTCAAGATCAGCCACAGTATTTTTACGTGAAGTCTGAGGGATTCCGGCATATCGAAGTGAAAGTGAAGAATAAGAAATTTTACTATCTACATTCGGACGCTTTTGAATATTGCGTGCAGAACGTAAGGGCAATTGAAAAAGTGGATGACATGATTCAGTACGAAAAGGTAGATGGAGACGGCGGTGTAAGACGAATTGATTTATTCGATGCAGGAGTTTTTTCGTGCTGCCAGATGCTGGCCGACATGGCACTTGGAAATGCAGCAAATAAATGGTTAAAGAGAGAATAGGAGAAAGAAATGGCAAAGAAAAAGAAGCAGAAGAGTATCAGATCAGAACCACAGAATAAAGTATTCGTGTATCAGGGAGCTACGTTCTCTGATTTTTTATTGCCATCAGGGTACACAACGCTGGCGCAGAATCCAGAAATTCGGGCAGCGTGTCAGAAGATTGCCGATCTTGTTTCCGGTATGACAATCCACCTGATGGAAAATGGTCCACATGGAGATATCCGAATTAAGAATGAGTTATCACGAAAGATTGACATTAATCCGTATTCGCTGATGACAAGAAAAGCGTGGGTTTACAACATTGTTTACTCGATGCTCTTGCCGGGTGACGGGAACGCAGTCGTCCTTCCGGTGATGAGGGATGGATACATTGATGAGTTGATTCCATTGAAGCCGTCCATGACGAGTTTTGAAGAAACGCCAACAGGATACAAGGTGATCTACGGAAGTGAGGAATATGATCCCAGTGAAGTGCTGCACTTTGCAATCAACCCGAACCCAGAATATCCGTGGAAGGGTACGGGCTACAGGCTTGCTTTAAAGGATATCGCATCTAATTTGAAACAGGCGAATGCGACTAAGAAATCTTTTATGAGTGGACAGTACATGCCAAACGTCATTGTTAAGGTAGATGCAATGTCGGAAGATTTTGCAAGCGAAGCCGGAAGAAAGCAAATTAAAGAAAAATATTTGAAAGAATCGAAACCGGGTGAGCCGTGGATCATACCTGCGGAATTTCTGGAGGTATCCGAGGTAAAACCACTATCCCTTAAGGATATCGCAATCAATGAATCGGTCGAGATTGATAAGAGGACGGTAGCATCCCTGTTGGATGTGCCGCCTTTTTTTCTTGGGGTCGGAAGTTTTAACAAGGATGAATACAACAACTTTGTCCGTACGCGGGTGAAGTCGATTGCGGACGTATTCCAGCAGACACTTACGAAAGGTTTGATTCAGAGCCCGCATTGGTACTTTAAATGCAACTCGAAAAGCCTGATGGCTTATGACACCAAGGAACTTGCGGAAATCGGAATGAATCTGTATATCCGAGGAATTTATACAGGAAATGACGTACTTAACTTGATTGGCGACTCTCCGAAAGACGGATTAAATGATCTGATCATCCTTGAAAACTTTATACCGCAAGGCATGATCGGGGAGCAGAAGAAATTAAACGGGGGAGGTGATGAATAGTGGAGCGAAAAAAAGAAAACTTAACCAGATCGTGGAAAGCGGAGTTTGAAACACGAGAAGCGGAGGACGGAAAGAAAACAATTTCCGGATACTTCGCTGTTTTTAATTCCGAAACAGAGTTGTGGCCGGGAGCTTACGAAGAAATCGCACCAGAAGCGTTTGTAAATACCATGAGCAACGACATCCGCGCTCTGACAAACCATGATGACACACTTGTACTTGGACGGACAAAAGTTGGAACTTTACGCCTGAGAACCGATACAAGAGGTCTATGGGGCGAAATTGATATTAATGAAAATGATTCAGACGCAATGAACCTGTATGAGAGGGTAAAACGTGGAGATGTGGATCAGTGCTCGTTCGGTTTTAACATCGTGCGTGAGGAAACGGACTGGAGAGATGACGGCACTGTGAAATGGACAATACGAGAAGTTGATCTGCACGAAGTGTCTGTATGCACATTCCCGGCTTATGAAGATACGGGCGTACAGGCGAGACATGCACAGGTGGAACAGTATCGGGAGAAACAGTTGGTGCAGTGGCGAAGTAATGCCACGAGGAGATTGAAAGGAGAAAAATAATGGCTTTAAGACAGTTAATGCTTGCGAAACAGATCGCAGACAAAGAGAAGGAACTGGAAGAAATGCGTGGAAAAGACGCAGATTTTGAGACAAGAGAAAAGGAATTGGAAACATCCATTGAAGAAGCAAATACAGAGGAAGAACGCTCGGTTGTGGATGAAGAGATTACGAAGTTTACTGAGGAAAAAGAAGCGCACGAAGAAAGAAAAAGCGAGCTTGAAACAGAGCTTGGCGAGCTGCGTGGAAAAATGAAGGAGTATGAAAAAGCTCCAGAAAAACGTGAAAAGGAGAAAGATATGGGTAAAAGAAGTGAAGAAATTGAAGAGGCAAGAAGCGCGATTAACGCATTTGTGAAGTCCAAAGGGCAGGTAAGAGAGGGCGGATTTAAAGAAGCGGATGCAGGTATTTTGATCCCGGTAGAAATTCTTGCTCCACAGGAGAAACCAGAGGATATTGTAGATCTGAAAAACTACGTGAAAAATGTAAGTGTCAACAGTGCGTCTGGGAAATACCCGGTAATTGCGAAATCTGGAAGTAAAATGTCTACTGTTGAAGAACTGGAACAGAACCCAGAGCTTTCCAAACCAAAAATCTCAAATATCGACTATAGCATCGCAACAAGAAGAGGATATATTCCGATTTCTCAGGAGGCTATTGATGATGCTGACTATGATGTAACAGGTCTGATCCGGGATGAAATCAATGACCAGTCCAGAAATACAAGAAATACAGATATCGCAACTGTATTAAAGAGTGCAACAGCGAAAAGTGTTACAGGGCTGGACGGGTTGAAAGATTTGGTAAACAAAGAAATCAAAAAAGTGTATCCTGTGAAATTTATCATTTCCGCTTCGCTGTATGCCGAGCTGGACAAGTTGAAAGATAAGAATGGAAGATATCTGTTGCAGGATTCCATCACTTCCTCAAGCGGAAAGATGCTGTTTGGCAAAGAGGTAATCGTTTTGGATGACGAAATGATCGCAGGAGCTGGCGAATTAAAAGGTTTTGTCGGTGATCCGAAATCATTCTGCGCATTCTTTGACCGCAAACAGACAAGCGTTGAATGGGTAGATAACCAGATTTACGGTAAACTACTTGCCGGTATTGTGAGATATGATGTCAAGAAAACGGATGCAGACGCCGGATTCTACATTACATACACACCGGGGGAATAATTCCCTCTGACGATGTGGCCTTAGTTGGCAGAGGGAAAGTCGGAAAGGCAAAAGTAGGTAAAACAAAATAAGAGACGGAGGCAATAATGGCATATACACCAACTACATGGAATAATGATGACGTTATTACAGCAGAGAAACTGAATAAGTTAGAGCAGGGCGTAAAGAATGAGCAGGTTGGACCAGCGGGACCAGCAGGAGCAGTAGGACCGGCAGGACCAGCAGGGGCAAAAGGTGAAAAAGGCGATCCAGGAGTAGCAGGACCGAAAGGAGACAAGGGAGATCCAGGCGCACAGGGACCTGCGGGACCAAGTTACACTCTTCCAGCAGCAAACAAGACAACGCTTGGTGGCGTAAAACAGATGGCTTTGATTGCAGATTTGTCCACAGAAACCGCAACTGACCTGAAAAATAAAATCAATGCGATTCTTGCGGAGATGAAAAAACAGGGGATCATGGCGAATTCATAAGGAGTATGCTTATGAGAGTGATTGTATTGCAACTATTAAAAGACAGACTTGGAATCTCTACAGATAGTAGGGATTCCGTCCTTTATGCGATCATAGATGGTATTCTTGACGAATGCGAAAATGTATACGGCGTTCGTATCACGGAAGAGAGATATGACCACATCCTGCTTGTGCTGGATTGGGCTACGTGGAAGTACAATCATCCAGAAGATGGAGTGATTCCGAGGAGCATCCGGTTTCGACTAAACAACCTGATGATTAAGGCGGTGCAAAATGGATCGAACATGGGATGAAAAAGTGGTATTGATATCTTCCAACGGGTATGAAGAGGATGAGATTGGTCAGCAAGTACCGATTGAAACGGAACAGGAGATCTGGTGTTGCAAAGAGCAAGTGTCCAGAAATGAGTTCTACCTTGCTGGACAGAACAACATGGAAATTTCAGAGATTTTGATCGTGCATCCTTATGAATATGGAGGACAGAGGTATATCCGATTCCACGGAAAGAAACTGAAAGTGGTGAAAACGTATCAGATCAGCGCAGAAGAACTGGAATTGACCTGTACGGAAAGGATCGAAAAATGAGCGAAAGCATAAGTGCTGACAAACTCGCAAGAGAAATTATGCGGCAGATGAAAGAATATACAGAGGAAGTAAAGGAAACGACTGCTGATGTTGCGATGAATGTATCGGAGAAAGCTGTGAGAATGCTCAAAGCGGAAAGTCCAAAAAGTAAAAATGGCGGAACTTATGCGAAAAACTGGACAAGAACAACAGGTAGAAGCGGAATCACGGTATACAATAAAGATCCGACATATCGACTGACGCATCTTCTGGAGAAAGGGCATCAATTAAAGCGTGGCGGCAGGAAGATAGGAAAAGTACAGGCGTATCCGCATATTGAAGAAGTGGAGCAAAAATGCGTGAAAGAATATGTGGAAGAACTGGAAAGGAGACTGTGAAAATGACATTGCCAGATTTAAAAGGTATCTTAAAAGAATTGAATCTACCAATCGCATACCGATGTTTTGCTCCCGGTCAAGTTCCGGCTCTCCCGTACATCGTGTATTATGCGGACGAGGATGTGGCATTTTATGCAGACGATATTGTGTATCACGAGGGATATGCTGTCACGATTGAGGTGTACACTGAGTACAAAGATATCGAGTTGGAAAAAAGGGTAAAGCAACTATTAAACGATAATCAACTCTCGTATGAATCATACGAGAGTTTTTTAGATTCCGAAGGTATGTATCTAAAAGCATACGAAATTGATATATAGGAGGTAACATATGGCAGGAGCAACAAAAGCTGTACAGACAAAAGAAAACAAAGTGGAATTTGGCTTGAGAAACTGTTATTACGCTGTTGTTACAGTGGATGAGAGTGGAAAAATCACGTACGGTGCACCGAAGAAATTGCCGGGTGCGGTAAGCATCACATTCGACAAGAGTGGTGAGCTGATCCGATTTAAAGCTGATGACATTGATTATTACACAAACGCAAACAATCAGGGATACGAAGGTACTCTGACGCTTGCTAGAGTTCCGGAAGATTTCCGTACGGAAGTGCTGAAAGAAAAGAAAACAGAAAAAGGAGTGCTGATCGAAAACTCTGACGCTCAGACAGCAAATATTGCATTGATGTTTGAGTTCCAGGGAGATGTAAAAGCGACACGACATCTCTTGTATTACTGCTCCGTAAACAGACCATCTGTTGGAAGTGCGACAAAAGATAGTGGTGATCCGAATACAACAGAACTGGCAATGGTAGCAAGCCCGAGACCGAGCGATAATCTGGTTAAAGCGTCTACATCCGCAGGAGTGGATGAAGAGACGTATAACTCTTGGTATACAAAAGTGTATGAAGAAGCTGGAGCAGCGGCGTAAAAAATGTGGGTGGGCGGATATGCTCACCCTGTATGGAGGGAATAAATTTGGAAAAGACAATTTACATTGACAATAAACCAGTGAAATTGAAATCAACGGCAGCATTGCCGAAACGATATAAAGCACAGTTTGGCAGAGATTATTTTGCGGACCTGATGAAAGTAGCAAAAGTGTTCGGAAAAGGAGCAAAAAAGAATCTTGGAATACAGGATATCTCTTTTGCATCGCTGGATCATATGGACATGGAGGTGTTTTACGACATTATCTGGACAATGGCTAAAACAGCAGACAGGACGATTCCTGATCCATTGGAGTGGTTGGATGGATTCGAAGTATTCCCGCTCAATGAAATCATGGGAGAAGTAAAAGATTTGCTTACGGATACCATGCCGACAAGTAAAAAAAAATAAGTGATAAAGATTCATCGAGTGGAGAAGCATTCACGAATGAGTCTTTTTTTTATGTTTGCCGACAGGTTGGATTAACCAGTGAAGATATGGAAGAAATGACGATCGGAGATTGTCTGGACTACGTGCAGGAGTATATCGACAATCAGAAAAAAGATGAAAAGACGACTGCAAGAAAAGCAACACAGGAAGATTTTGATAACTTTTAAAGGAGTGAGAATGTGGCAAAGAAGATAAAAGGAATCACAATAAAATTCGGTGCAGACACGATGGCACTGGATAAAGCATTGTCCGAAATTGAAAAAACATCGAAGAATATCGGAAGTGAACTCAGCTCCGTTAATAAGCTGTTAAAATTTGACCCAAAGAATACACAGTTGCTTGCGCAAAAACAGGAGTTGCTGAGCAAACAAGTTGAAAACACAACGCAGAAGCTGGATGCCTTAAAGCGGGTACAAGGGGAAGTGGAGAAGAAATTTAAAACCGGTGATATCGGCGCGGAAGAGTACCGACATTTCCAGAGGGAAATTGAGAAAACGGAACAGGATCTAAAATCTTATACCACTCAGATCAGTCGGATGGAGTCGGAGCAGAAATCCCTAAAAGAAAGCACGAAGCAGTTGCAGACAATGTTTGAAGCAACAGGTAAGTCTCTGGATGATTTTCAGGATGTTTTGGGAACGAGATTGACAAACGCTCTGAGAAACGGAACTGCAAGCGCAGATGACATGACGGTTGCGCTTAACAAAATTGGTAGGGCTGTACTCGGAGCTGATTCTGACATCGGAAAACTAAAAACTGCTCTGAACCAGATTGATGAGTCTGGAATTGATCAAGTTCGAATTGCAATCGACAAGCTCAAAACAAGTTCTGATGATGCTACAGACGCCATTGAAGGGGTTGAAGGTGCGGTAACATCTGGGAACTTGCTGGAAGCAGCCGATCAACTTTCCGGTGTCGGAGATAAGATTTTTGAAATCGGAGAAAAAGCAGTTGAAAGTTTTCAAAATATGGAAGATGCAACTGCGAAAGTAAACGCAAGGTTTGATGAAACCGGAAAGGTTGCAGGAAACAGCGCAGATCTGATTAAGAGGGTCTACGAACGTGGGCTTGGAGAATCTATGGATGCCGTTGCAGATGCGGTGATTTTGGTGAAAGACAACTTGAAGGATCTGGATGACACAACTCTGGAAAAAATTGTGGAACAGTCACTTACACTGGAAAACATATACGGAATAGACATGGCTGAGAGTTTGCGCGGTATCAATGGTTTGATGAAACACTTTAATATTGATGCTGGAAAAGCAATGGATTTGTATGTATCCGGTGTGCAAAACGGACTCGACAAGACAAATGAGTTGGGAGACAACCTATCGGAGTATTCCGGAAAATTCGCAGAAGCTGGATATTCCGCACAAGAATATTTCCAGTTATTGCAGAATGGCCTTGAAGGTGGAGCGTATAATCTGGACAAGGTGAATGATGCAATCAACGAAGCGACAACAAGGCTTGCTGACGGAACTATCGCGGATTCTATGTCCAAATTCAACGAGGAAACCGGAGAGCTGGAAGAAGGTACTGGGAAATGGAGTCAATCTGTCGAGGATGTGTTTAAACAGTGGCAACAGGGCGGCGCAACGCAAAAACAGGTAATTGATACAATTATAAATGATATAAAGGGCACAGAAAGCCAACAGGATAAGTTGAACAAAGCAGCCCTTGCATTCGGAACAATGGCGGAAGATGGAGGGGCTAAGTTTATCGAGTCTCTTACATCTGTCGGTGATGCTTATACTGATGTAAATGGGAAAGCACAGGAATTGCAGGATAACACAACCACATCTGCGCAGAAGATGGAAGCAACAATGCGAAAAGTATCTGATGCATTCGCTCCGATCGGAGAGGATATCGCGGAAATGCTGACACCAGTGTTTGAAATATTCGCAGATTTGATGGAGCAGTTCGAAAAATTGCCGGAACCGGTTCGTAATTTTATCGAGGTATTTGCTGGATTGTCTGCGATTGCATTAGCGATTGCCCCTATTATTGCAATTATACAGATGCTTGGAAGTATATTGTTGCCAATAGTCGGAACAGCACTAAAAGTTGTTGGTGCGATATCCGCTATAGCAATGGTCTTAAGTGTGTTTGGAGATGACATTAAAAGTTTTATAGATACTGTAATAGGTGCAGTGAGCGAATTTGCAGAGAATGTATATAACACCTATATCGGACCTGCGTTAGAAGCTATTAAAGACGCATTTCAAGATGCACTTTCCGCAATTACTGGATTTTGGAATGAATATGGAGCGCAAATCATGGAAGCTGTTCAAAATCTATTTGCATTCCTTTCTCCGTTTATTAACACAGCACTCGGAGTGATTAAAGGCCTTTTTGATGGAGTATTTGGAACTATCGTTGACATTATCAAAGTGGCGTTCGAATTGATTAAAGGCGTGTTTTCTTCCGCATTCCAAACGATAAAAGGAATTATAAAAACATTTGCCGGAATCTTTACAGGAGACATCGAAACGCTATGCAGCGGAATAAATGACATTTTCGAGGGGATGTTTAACGGTTTAAAAGCTGGATTCAAGGCCTTAGGAGATTCGCTTGGTGCGATTTTAAAAGGGATTGCAAACACCATTGTTGGAGTGATCGGAGGAGCGGTTAACGGAGTAATCGGAGGGGTAAACTGGATTTTGGATGCAGTTGGTTCGGACATGCGATTCGATAAGTGGGATTATCCTAAATTCGCATCCGGAACAGACGGACTACAAAGAGATACGATTGGTGTCGTTAATGATCAAAAAGGATCTACATATAAGGAAATGATCATCCCGCCAAACGGAAAACCATTTATTCCGGAGGGGAGAGACGTAGTTTTGCCACTGGAGAAAGGTACGAAAATCATGCCAGCGAACCAGACGAAGAGTTTTCTGGAGGAACTCCCGCATTTTGCGAGTGGAATCGGTGACTTTTTTGGCGGTGTCTGGGATACGGTTAAAGATTTTACTGGAAGTGTATGGGACTATATCACGCACCCGAGCAAAATTGTGCAGATTGCGATCGATAAATTTACAGATTTGTCTGGAGCATTCGAACCTTGGATTTCCGTGGCGAAAGGAGCGGTCAGCACGGTATTTGATAGTGTGGTCGGATTTGTAAAGGGAATTTTTGATACGCAATCGAACGTTAATTATAATCCAAGTGCTGGTGTGGAACAGTGGAGAACGCTTGCAATAAGAGCACTGCAGATGACAGGGCAGTATTCCGAAGCAAATTTACAGAGATTGTTATACCAGATGCAGACAGAGTCTGGTGGAAATCCAAATGCGATCAACAACTGGGATATCAATGCGATAAACGGCACTCCATCCAAGGGTTTGATGCAGGTCATTGACCCAACATTTAGAGCTTATGCAATGCCGGGATATGATAAAAATATCTACGATCCATTATCCAATATGCTTGCATCCATCCGATATGCAGTTTCGAGGTACGGAAGTCTCGCTGCTGCTTATCGTGGAGTTGGGTACGAGGATGGTATTGGAGATATCAATTTGTCAGATCTATTACCGAGTCTGCCAATGTTGGACGTGAAATGGTTTAAAGATGGTGGGATCCTTACGAAACCGGCATTATTCCAGATGCCGTCTGGAGGAATCGGTGGCGCTGCAGAAAGAGAAGCAGAAGCAATCACTCCACTTAGATCGTTAAAAGGCTATATTAAGGAATCAATCTTGGAGGTTATGGGCGAAAAAGATATTAATCTAAATATCAATCTGACAACGACGCTGGACGGAAGAGTTGTCGCACAGCAGACGGTTGGATATGCTAGACCAATGATAAAAAAGATGAATGATTTCGAGAAACTATTAGGAGGTGAGAGGGTTGGGCTTGCTTAAAGCAACATATGGAGGCGTAGAGATTCCGGTTAAGATTACAAAACTTGACCGGAACTTATCACCTTCCATCACAAATAATACAAGGAGCATTGAAAATGTAAATGGAGGAGAGTTTACGCATTCCACGTACTCTCCAAAACAGATTGTAATGGAGTTTCGTATTTCAAACTCTACGGCAAGGGAACTCAGTGAGTTCCGCAGAAAAATGTCAGAAATTCTGTATAGCAAAGAACCAAAGAGACTGATTTTTTCTGACGAACCAAGCATTTACTATGACGCAATCGTGGACGGAGAGCCGGTACTGGAAGAGGATGATATGTACAGTAGCGGAACAATCACATGGCTCATCCCGGACGGAGTAGCATACTCTACCGCAGAAAAACAATTCACTGGCGTCCAACAGAGCGGCTACCAGACAATTGCCATCCAAAACAACGGTACCGAATGGGCAGATGTGGACTATGAGATCACGCACCAACACGAAAACGGATTTATCGGACTTGTGAGCCAGTACGGAGTGATCCAGCTCGGAAAACAGGAAGAGGCGGACGGAGAGAACTACGAAGCGTCCGAAGAACTGTTTAACGGTTACGGCTTGTTTCAAGATGATCACGGCACCTCTTACCAAAATCCAGAGAATACCACACAGGGAACGCTGGAAGTACGGAATGTTGCCGGATATAACGTCATGGCATTAAAAGGTGGACAAGCAACATCCGGATACTGGAACGGTGGAATGAAAACACTTACTATCCCGGTGGACAGTGAGGGCAGGCGTGGGGCGAAGAACTTTTACTGCTACACCCAGCACTGGTTCGAAACCGGATTGATGGGGCAGACAGGAGCGCAGACCATTGCGTTTCTGACAGGCGATAATAAAGTAATCTGCGCAATGTCTATCAACAAGAGTGATTCTGTCGGAAACACGGCTCGTGTCGAGTGGTTTGCTCCCGGAAACACCTTAATCAGACGAGAAGAGTTCCAACCGACAGCCTACGAGGGCAATCCGTTTAATCTTAAAATGGGATGTCACAACGACTTTTTAAAAGAGGGAGAAAAGCTGCGGATTTTTTGGTATGGGACTTACATGGAGCGAAATATACCGGAGATCAAGGACATGGAATGTGAGAAGATACAGGTCTGGATCGGACAGTGGGGAGATCGGAATCTTTCGAACCAGTACGTTACGCACAATTATTTAAAAAGCATCCGATTTCGGAAAGACAATGTCGATAAGTATCAGGATGTGCCGAACCGATATCGTGCCGGTGACGTGGTGTCTATAGACGGGGAGAGCACGAAGGTCTACGTTAATGGTATGGTGGCTAAGGGAGATGAGATTACAGGGACGGATTATTTTAAAGTGCCGCCAGGGATTACAGAAGTGCAGTTCTGCTATTCTTCCTTTTCATCTCCACCGCCGCATATCAAAGCAAAAATACGGGAGGTATACTTGTAATGGACAGCATTAGAATTGCGATTTTAAGTGCAAATAACACGCCTGTAGCGTTTATGGATAATGCGCATAAAAAATCCATGCACTACTGGGGAGACGAGCTGCACGAATACTTACAAGGTACGGCAAATACGTACACTTTTACGGTAAACGCAAAACATCCAGACGCAGAACATGTTACAGTCGGAAACAAGGTAGCCTTTACATACAAGGGTAAATCTTACTACTTAAATATTGTAAATACCGATCAGACGGAGAAGATAATTACCGCTACGGCATGGTCTCTGTCATTTGAGCTTATAAACGAGGATGCTGGCGAATATAAAGCCGAAAAAGCAATGAGCTTTGCAGAGTACCTTACCGTATTTGACGCAGAGAGAACGCTGAAATTGGGGCTTAACGAGGTATCAGATAAACGGATCACCAATGAGTGGACAGGCACAACGTCTGTATTAAAGAGGCTATTTTCTCTGGCTAACGTATTTTCGGCAGAAATCGAATTCGAGACAGTACTGAACAGAGACTACTCTTTAAAAGAGATTGTCCTAAATGTATATCGAGAACACTCCGACACCAACAGCGGAGTCGGAGGATACCGGAATGACATCGTACTGAGGTACGGGAAAGGGATTGCCGGAATCCGTAAGACCACGGATGCAGAAAAGTTATATACATGCATCCAGCCGACCGGAAAGGACGGTCTGACAATCAATGGACTGGATAAAAAAGAATACGATGAGAATGGGAATATTGAGTACTTTACAGACGGCGCAATCATCCGGGCACCACAGGCAAGGGACCGGTTCCCATCCAATATCGTAAATAAGGCTGATGCTTATATCCTGATGCGAAAAGAGTACGATACAGACAGCAAGGACAAGCTCTATAGCATCTGTCTCTTATACACATCTCCGAGCCCACGAGACACTCGCTAA